TGGAGATGCCATCATTATTAATGTTCCTAGATACAATACTCCATATGTGTATAATTTGTCTTTCATAATTACTTCTCCTAATTCAATGGGTTTACAAATTTCCTTTAGGTGAACTTCCTACTACATTGAGCCCAGCTTGGTGTATCTTCTTTTCTGCAACACCCCATTTTCGACACACCTCTCCTAATTCAAGCATACCACCTTCGGTTAACATCCATATGTCAATCATTTCTTTAGCGTCTCGTTTACTACATTGTTCGTTATTTACTACAACATTAATTAACCAATTTGGGTAACTCATATCATTCTTCCCCTTTGTATACTTCAACCATCTTTTACCTTTTGGTAAGATGTTTGTGTATAGTTTATACAACTCTTTTGGCTGTAATTTATATTTCTGTAACTCATTTACTAATTCAATCCAATCTGTTTTCATGGATAGAAATCTATTAACCATATAATTAGACCACGACTTTTTATCTTCATCAGATATATCATCCCAATAAGTAGGACTTTGCACATCTGTAATCTGTTTTATGTGGTCGAATAAACCTTTCTTCTTAACTACCTTACTTACTGACATCAGGCATCATACCCTTTGGTACTGTTCCACAATTACCACAGCTATATACTTGTATCGGCATCATAGTCTCTTGCCCATTAGGTGAAAGTATTGCTGATATTCTTCGTATAAAATACGACTCTATAAAAGAATAATTACCACACTCCTCACATTTTACAGATTCAGTATCATTTATACTTATCTTTTTTTGTGGTTGTTTTATTGGTTTTTGTGCTTTCATATTCATCCCACTACCTCTAATATTCTTGACTCTTTTACAACTTTCACTTCAAATACATAAGGACTATCTTTTAAGTGTTCATTCATTTTTGTTTCAGCTACACTAACTGCTTCACAATCAACAAGATAATTTCTTCGTACCTTTTTTTCTTTTACACCATTCTTTGTCTGTATCTCTTCAACAAACATAACTTGTACTTCGTAATACATTTGTACTCCTACTTTATTATTGTTAGTAATTCTATTAACATCGCCATAGCATTGATTTCTTTATCAACTACCTGACCATCTGACAATTCATATCTAGCTATAACTAAAATACATTCTGCTAAATGACCACTGCCATATCCATCAACCTCATCATATAGAAGTCGAAATAAGTCTGCAAAATCTGTGATCTTTGCATCTAATAGTAATTGTCTTATGTTTTGAAATGCATCTTTTTTGTTTTGGGTTTCTAGTATCTTTAGTAATTTTAACTTGTAATCATTTTGTATAATACTCGTAGTGTCTAGTTTAAGTTTACCTTTCACCACGTTTCTTTGAGCGGCATTTAAAACTCTACGAATATCAGGATACCCACTATCGATTAATACTTTCAAATCATCCATTTCAGATATCACATTTTCATTTAAAAGAATCCCATGAATATGTTTTGCTACCTCAACCTTCGATGGTGGAATTATCTGAAATGATTGACACCGACTTTGAATTGGATCGATGATCCTCTCGACAAAATTACAAGTCAAGATGAACCTACAATGTTTAGAGAAAGTCTCCATAAGGTTACGAAGAGCTGCTTGAGCATTAGGTGTGATGTAATCACACTCATCAAGTATAATTACTTTCATATCCTTAAACCCAACTGTAGATGCAAAGTTCTTAACCTTTGTTCTCACTGTGTCTACATTGTTTTCATCTGAGGCATTGATGTACATATGGTCACATTCTATGTTATTAACTAATAACTTAGCGAGAGTGGTTTTACCTGTACCAGCCTTCCCAAACAATAAAAGGTGTGGTAAATCTCCACTCTCAAGGTAAACAGATACTTTACTTTTGAGATGTTCATTCCCAATGTAACTATCTATTGTATTAGGTCGGTACTTCTCTACCCATAATGTGTGATCTTTTGTATTCATATTATTTAACATCCCAAAATTTATTTGCTTTATCTCGTGTTTTCTTTTCAACTATCTTAGGTTTCAATCTTTTTACAGAAATCTTTTCATATTCTGGATTCAATTCGATACCAACCCAATCTTTATCTTGACTCATTGCTACTTGAGCTGTTGTACCACTACCAAAGAAAGGATCAAGTACAATACCAGGTTCAAATTCTGAATCATCTCTTCCATCTTGATATCCTTTATCATGATATGTTGTAACCTTATCTTGATTTTTTTCTATAACTCGTTCTCTTGGTTTACCAGTTTTCTTATCAACGAATTCAGGACAACTAGCATCAATAGGACTTTCTATCAAATTTGGTGGATAGACAGCAAAGTGAGCATCTTTAAATGAAGCAGTGTTTATATGCCATACTGTTCTTTTATTTCTTTGTAATGAATCTTTCGTTTCTTCAATCTGTTGTTTGAAATAATACTTAGGATTCTTTGTAAAGAAAAACATCTTCTCAAAATCAACAGTATATCTATCTTGTACTGACGCAGGTAAACAACTAGGTTTATGCCATATTATTTCATTCCTTAATACCCATCCACGATTGGTCATTTCAATACCAAACCTACTTGGTATTTGAACCAATGACTTTGTTTTGTAAGCCGAACCATAGTTTTTCTTGTGTTTGAAATTATAGTTATACTTAAACGTCTTGATACCTGTTTTTCCACTTTGATCTTGTTGGCCTGGATTCCTACAATAAGAGTCACCGAGATTTACATAACAACTACCATGTGGTCTTAACACTCGTTTAATCTCATCAAATATATCACATAGATTACTGATGAACATTTCGGGTGTGGGTTCTAATCCCAACTCACCCTTCCAAGCTCCACACTTACTACAAGTTCTATCTTCAACTTCCCAATTTAATATGGTAGCATTCTTCTGATGGGGTAAAGCATTATCTTTTTCACCCCAACTACCACTATGTAACTTTCTAGTTGATGATTTAAAGTCATGATCGCATTCATCATCTCCACCCCAAACCTGACCTTCTGTTCCATAATCACGAAGGCCCCAATACGGTGGAGATGTTATACACATATCAATTGATTCATCGGGAAATGTCTTTAGTACATCTAACGAATTACCAGAGTAAACTTTATTTGGTTTCAACTTGTCCATTATTAATCTACGTCTTGCACAGATACCAAGTAGTATGTAACTGAAGTATCATCTACATTAAATGTTATTTTAGACAAACCAGCACTACTAACTTCTAATGTAGCACTTTCACATTCTGAATTAGCACTCAGTACTTCTTTGAATATGTTAGCATTAAAAGTTATATTATCGATATTACTAGCCTCTGAAGTTGTAACTGGAATGGTAATTCTATTGGTGTTTATGGAAGCGTGTCCAATTACCATTTTAGTATTATCACCATCTGTTATAATTGTGAAATTATCAGTTTCAGTTAAAGCACCTTTACCCTTAACAAATTTACCCATAACAGCTGGTGTCATGTTTATCTTTAACTCAAAGTTTTCTGGTAAACTTTTCAGAGCTGGTGGTTTACTGATGATTGATGTGTCACTTAACATATAGTCTACAGCTGAAACTGAATCCGTTAGTTTTAGTGATATTGATTTATCACCTGATTTGGTTATGGACATATTAATATCTTCATCCATTACAGCTAATAACTTTAACAACTGATCGGTACTATATATACCAACTTCAGCATCTTCAAATGGCCATTTGTCCATTTCCAAGACACCTAATAACGTTTTATCACCTGATATAAACATAGCAGATATCTTGTTTGATTTACTGTTTAATATTACTGAATTAACCGTTCCACTCAAATAGTATTTATTGATGAAACTAGTTAGTTTTTTCTTTTGCATTGCAACTTCTCCTGTTTAATTGTAACCATATATACATATATATAGTAAGTTTGTTTCTCAAAATCAAAAAAATCTTTCTACTGTTTTAGTAGCATCAGTTGGTTCACCCCATCCGAGTGCTTCATAAAACATCATTATTTTTTTATGTAAAGCTTGGTTGTAAAGTTTATTTGGATTTATAAATTGTTTTATAAATGATATTATTTCTGGTGGATCTTCATGTCCTTTATAACCAATTGTGGCTAATCCAAGTGGATTAGATTTTAAATATACCCATTTGATTTTCTCACCATCATATATCTGACTATATCTTTTTGATATTTTTAAGTGATCTAACATATCATTATAAAACAAGGCACTTTTAACATGAACAGGTGTTCCTAGTTTATATGATTTAAATATAACACCATCCTTAACCTTGTATTTTTTTACATTTTTAACACCTGTTGGGATTGCAATCTTATCAAAGTCCATCAACTTCATACTATTTTTAAAATTAAGAATGAACTTATCTAATTGCTCCTTCGGAACATCCATTAAAATATCTTCTAATAATTTACTTAACATGGTTCTCATAGCAGTTGGGAAACTAGACCGAACTGTATCCAATCCTTTGACCATCATTTTATTTACTTTCTTACCATTGTCATTGATGATTTTTAAACCATATCTTTTTTTAGTAACAAATAAACCACTCTTAGCAATAACCTCTTGTTTGATGTCAAAACGATGTACATCTAAGTTACAGAATTTCTTACCAAAGTAATCATAACTATTATTAAGGTATAGCTGAACCTCATCGGCTATGTTTAAAATAGCCTTTGACATTTTATCCTCATCACTAATATTAAGGGTTGGAAATCTCTTTTGAACCAATGGTGTGGCGGAATAAAAAACTGAATCTGTATCGATGTATATACAATGGTCTTTATCATCACCCAACTCTTTATTATAAAAACTATTGGCAATCTTCTTAGTAAATTTAATTAGTGATTGACCTGTATAAGTAACAGCTTCAGCATTATCTAAATCATAAAATCTAAATGATGGTAATCCTAATACACCATATAAACTATTCAATACAATTTTCTGTAGATGTTGTCTCCTATCAAAGTAATCTGATTTGTCTTTATCACCCTCATCAAAAAACTTAGTAGATAGTTTTCTGTATTCAACCCTTTCGTCAAACCATTTTCTTAGTAGAGCTGGTAGTAATCCATCTTTATCTGTACGATACATCACCCCATTTGTAGCTACACCAATAGACTTATCAGATAAATAATCTTTTAATTCTACCTCAGTAAATCTTCCTAGTAATTTTTTATCATTGGTTACGGAATATGTTTTTTTGTGATTTTTCTTTAAAAATTCTTCAGGATTCCACCCTTCTAATTTACCAATTTTTGTTTCAGGTGATATGTTTAAAGACATAATACAAGATGGGTACATAGAAGTAATGTCTAAATCAAATACCCAATTATGTTTACCTTTTATTGGATCTTGAACGTAAGCACCTGCAAAAGTATTGTCATCATTATCACGTGATCTTCGAGGTTTATTTGGTGCAATAATATTCTGTTTCTTTAAGTAAACTAAAATAGCACCTTCTAAATACCTTGAACTCATAAAAACATCTTCATATGGACAATGACCGAGATGAGCTAAACCCCTTGCAATTCCAATGAAGTCTAATTTATCATCTAATTTTTTGACCAACTTGACATCTTGTAAGTTATACTCCACAAATTTATCAATGTCATTTTCATATAGGTCATTGAGTGTTCCTTCATATGCAACTTTCTTTTCACCAACCTCATACTCTCCAATTGCATCTAATCTGTAAGATGACTTTTCACTAAATGTAAATCTTTTATATAATGCAAGATAATCTAATATACTAACACCAGCAATTTTATACCTATTACTAAAATCACTCCAATGTACACTCATAATAGGAGATAATAAGTTAGCTATGTTTTTACCGACCACCTTACAGGCTCTATTATAAAGATATGGAACATCAAAAAACTCTACATTCCATCCTGTTAATATGGTTGGTTTTAATTCCATGTATTTCATAAAGAATGCATTTAATAAATCATACTCATCTGAAAATGATTTTATTATCTCGTTACCATTGGTTGTTGTTTTACTTTCACCTAAACCTAATTTATCTGTGGTATCTAACACATAACAGAAATACTGATTAGTGTGTTGATCATTAAAACCTATAGCAGTTATTCGATTGTCTGCTTTACTTACGTCTGGAAATCCAGTTGTTACTTCAACCTCGATGTCGAATATCATTGTGCAATGGCCAGTTGATGGTTCATCTGAGTCTGTGTAATTATCTACCAATACCCTTATTTCTGGATTGACATCTGATTCAAATAAATCAGTTTGACCTTTTTCCCAACCGGTTATCCTTTTTAATCTATCACCATATAGTGATATGAAAGTTCCACCTTTATTCTTAGTGTAAGCATATTTCTTATAACGAAAAGTTTGATGACCAAATTTGTCATCCCATATGTGCATTTTGTTTAATCTTCTATCGTAATAAATATTTTGATATATAACTAACTCCGATTCTTATAGGTTGTAAAATTCCCATTTTCCATACCTAAATATACAACAAAAACTTGAACTTGTCAAGTGTTTTTTTAGTAAAAAGGGGGATATTTTTCAATCCCCCCATAAACTTTACTATTTTAGAAATTAACAGCTAGTCCTACATTAGCATATCTTGGTGTTCCAAGAAATACTTCTGCATTATGAGCAGCGTGAACTTTGTCACCATACCCATTGTATTGACTATTGTCAACCGCATCTTGAACATAAATACCATCAAGAGCATTGAAGATATGAGCACTTAATGTCATATCTAAACCAGCAATCTTAGGTAGTTTATATGTAGCATGTAAATCTAACTTGCCATAATTTGGAGCTTCCCAAACTTGACTTCTGTCAGCATCTGCATCTGAACCATCATATTCACGAGAATCAGGACTCCAATCTGCAAAGTTATTACTATATAACTTATAAAGACCTTGTAAACTTAATCCCTTAAAAGGTGTAAGTGTAGTTCCAAGTACAAGTGATGTTTGTGGCATATCACCAACTTTTAAACCATCAAGAGCATATTGATATTTAGTTGTCTTTAAACCAACAACTTCTTCATTCTCATTATACTCATTCTCTTGATAATCACCTACAGCATCACCATTGAATTGCCAATCACCTAAACTAGCAGCGACATCAAATCTAACCATGTCATGTAGTTTAATTGAAGCTTCAATCTCAACACCAATGTGTTTTTGGTCAACACCGGTTAAAAAGATAACATCTGTATCACCAGAATCACCTTGACCTGTGGTTACTGCTTTAGTAAGGTTTCTATCTTTCCAATCTGTATGATATGCTCCCCATTTTATAGCTAACCAATCATCTTTTTTAAAGTTAAGTCCAAATTCTGTACTAATAAATTTCTCATTAGCAGGATTTGAAGCAACTGTTCCATCATTATAGATTACATTATCCATAATTGGTGGTTTCTCGACATAGCCAAAGTTACCATATATAGATGTAGCTTCGCCTAAATCATACATAGCTCCACCCTTTCCTTGAAAGGTTACAATGTTATCTGAAGTAATTACTTCATCAGCAATTGTAAAATGGTCTTGATATGAATATCCTATACTTGAAATTCCACCCATACCAAATACATTTACTTTGTCGGTTTGATAGTTACCTTGTAAAAATCCACCAATCCAATCTACCGTAGTATGATTGTGATAGGCAATTTCATCACCAAGTTTAACAATTTTACCATCAGGTGTATTGTCATCAGCAAAATCAACATAGTAATCACCACCTAATAAATCACGAACTTCACGAGCGTGTTCTATTTCAGCAGTTCTCCAATCAATACCAACTTGAAGTTCTAACTCATCAGTAACTATATAGTTAAGTTTTGAGATAGCACCAATTGTACCTTGACGATTGATTGAGTTCCTTAGAATACCAGTTGAACGATTGTCTGTGTCTGAAAAAGCAGAATCTACATTGGCAGAGTTCTGTGCTATTTCAGCATTCCAATCCCATTGCCATGGTGAAGATGCATACCATCTTTCTCCCTCAACTGCAGGTGTTCTTGAAACACTACCATAAGTTCCTGTTCCACCACCTGAACCACCAGACCAATAAAGAATACTTGATACTCTTGTCTTGTCATTAATAGTTAGGAAATGGTTTAGATTAACTAATGGTTTATGAAAGAAGTTTTCTCTTTCATTCAGAGAATTAGCATTCACTCTGTCAGTTGTACGAGCACCATACATATACCAATATTGTTGACCTGTATATGAAGCATCAACTGGAGCTATATTCTGATTGAAAAGTCTACCAGCTTCAGTTTCAAACTTCTCACCAGCAACATAAGCAGAATCATTATATCCATCAATATCACCAGCTAACTCTTGTGAGTAAGTAGCAATATTCTGTTTATATAGATTTTGTCCGTGTCTCTGTGGAGCTCCGATAGCATACAACTCGAATCGGTTTTTCTTATTCAACTGATAAGAACCACCTACATAATAAGCTAAAGCATCTGTCCAAGTTCCATCGATTAAACCATCACCAGTTTTACGAACTACCGTTCCACTAAGTGCAAATTTATCACCGATTAAACCTGAATTGTAGCTCAGAGTAGATTTTAGAAATCCACCTGCACCACCTTCTTGTTTAAACTTACCACCTCTTTCAAGAGCAGCAGGATCTGTGATTATGTTCATAGTTCCACCAATTGATGGTGTAGCAAGATTAACAGCAGATAGACCTCTTTGCATCTGAATGGAAGAAGTAGCATCACCTACCCCATCCCAATTAGACCAATAAACCCATCCGTTTTCCATATCATTCTGTGGAACACCGTTTATCATTACTGCAACATTTCGTTGATTAAACCCTCGAACATTGATACGAGCATCACCCGCACCACCACCTTGACCGGTTGCATAAACACTCGGTGTAGTATTAAGAATCATTGGAATGTCTTGTGAACCAAGACGAACTTCCATTTCTTCTTTATCTATCGTTGTGTACGCCACAGGTGTTCTTTCACCAGCCCTAGAAGCCAGAACTTCAAGGCCAGACATAGTAAGTACATCCATCGCTAATATGAATTCAATACCTACGTTCTCTTCTCCCACAACAACTTCCTTAGAAACTGATGTGTGTCCTATGTATGAAGCAGTTACAGTATAAGAACCTGGTGTCAATTCGACACGATAAGAACCGTCATCCGAAGATACAGCCCCCAACTCAGTTCCTTGCACTACAATATTTGCTCCAGCCAAGGGTGCATCTCCATCATTTACGACTCCTGATACGGATTGTCCAAAAAGGAAAATCGGTAAGAACATCATTAACAATGAAGTTATTAGATTACGTTTTTTCATCATAATCTCCTTATTTTGTTACGATTAAGACACATTTTTCTACAGGTGTGCCAGCTGCCTGTCCGCTTTTGTAATTTGTTTTAATTTGCGTAATCCTGATCGTCATTATCACCAGCTGTTGGTACAACTTCCACATCACAAAAGTCACCATCACAGAATTTCTCTATGTTTGCCTCTTCGTTGTTTATCACACCAAAGGATAACTTACCTAACTTCTTAACCTCTTGATTATAGGTATCCTCGTCAATGGCTTCATATGGCATTTGTTGATATGCACCTAACTCATGTCTTGGTAATAAACTAATACCTTTTAGATGATATTGATAATAATTTAGAGCAGGAGCAATTTGGTCTGCCTCTGTCTCTGGATTGAAAGTAACTGTACAACTAACTTGGTTATCAGCCCAATGTCTTTGTAAGAAAGCAGCTAAACTGAATTGTTCCCAAATCGAAAGTTCAGCTGCTGTTCTTATCCCCTCACCGACATCTACAGGAACTTCAACAACCATTGTTGTGTCCTCTGAACCAAAAGCTGGTTCTAATTTATAATTAGCTTTCTTTAGTGGTTCTA